GGGTTGGTCGGGTCGTACTTGCCGTTTTGGTTCACCAGCTGGAACGACGCCGCTCCGGCCTCGAACCTGAAGTACGGACCCTGCGACCGTGTCGACCCCCGGTTGATCGACACGCCCTGATCCACGACGTCGTCGGTGACGTTGTCCCAGACGAACCCGAGGTTGTCGCCCAGTGTGGCGTCATCCAGGACGCCACGGTCGGGGTCGTCGAGGACCAGCGACTCGGACTCGCGTGTTGTCCCGATCCAGACCTGCAGGAACGGCCACACGCCGGATGGAACGCCGTAGGTGTCGGCTCCGTAGACGGCCGTCCCGTAGACACTCACAGGTCACACCATCCGAGCGACGATGGAGGGGGCGGAAGATCCGTGAGCGACGGACGACGAAGTCAAGTCCGCCGGAAGCGCCCCGCTGACCCCTGCCAGGAACAGACACGAAATGTTCGTGTTGTGCGCCACCGCGTAGTTCGTACTTGAGACAGCCGTAAGGGCTTCTAGTGGTGTCGATGCACGTTGCAGAGTCGGCGACGTTCCCGATCCCTGCACCACCGCCGCCGCGTAGTAGCGGCCCGGAGTCAACGCAACGGAGATCACGTTTCCGGTGTCGGTCGACGCCGAGAGCACCGTCCCGCTCTGAGTGACCTCCGAGCCGGAGACAAGCGTAGATGGAGTCCCGTTCGCAGTTGAGCGGTAGATACCGAGGCGGGTCACCGTCAAAGCGGACCCTATGACGGTGACGTAGACGCCGATCCGGTCGAACATCACGGACCGGGACAGGAGGAACGGCCAGAGCGACAGAGCATCGAACGTGAACGTATTGGCGGAGACCATTCCCTGATTGAGCGGGACGAACGAGCCGGAACGGTACGGAAGCCCGATACCCTCAAAGATTGACCCCGGGTCTTCGCCGAGTTCGTCGTACAGCGCCTTGACGTGGTCGCCCTCGATCGTGTCGCCGTTGTCGAAGATCGACGTCCGGTTCGTCCAGTTCGACGAGTAGCTCATCAGTTTCTCCAGTAGGTGCCGTTGCGCTGCTCGTACGCTTTGAGAACGTCGACGACCTGGCGGCCGATCTCAGCTGGGTCGCCCACGCCGGCGTTGACCGTGACGTTGATCGACGGTCCGCCGGCACCGGCCATGACGGCCTGCGGGCTGGGCACCGGCTGGTTGACCGTCGCTGAGATCGACGGGGCCATCGTGTCGACCAGCTTGGAGACGTTGACGAACCCGTCGGCCAGACCCTCGCCGAGGCCGTCCATGATGGCGTGACCCGCAGGGATCAGGAGCCTGCGGTCGTAGTCCAGCGGACCCTTCCGGCTGGCGATACCTCCGGCGATGCCCGACACGAAGTCGTAGACGCCTTGGACGGTTTCCTTGATCCCGTTGAGCAGTCCGGTCATCACCGCCTTACCGGCGTTGTACAGCAGACTCCCGAGGTTGCCGATTGCTCGGGTGATTGATCCGGGGATGCCGCCGATGAAGTCGACGACCGAGTTGAACCCGTCCCGCACCCCTCGGAGCATGTCGCCCAGAGGTCCGCTCCAGACGCTTGAGAAGAATGACCCGATGCCCGACACCGTTGAGCGGATCAGACTGGCAGCACCGTCGATGATGCCGGTGATTCCGCCCCACACCGAACTCGCTGCCGACCGGAGGAAGTTGAGGCCGCCCGAGAAGATGGGGCCGAGCATCGCCATGAGCCCCTGCACGGCCGAGATCAGAATCCCGGCGGCGACTTGGAAGATGCCGACGATCGAGTTGAGGACGCCCGACGTGATGGTCTTGATGCCCTCCCAGACGCCGGACCAGTTGCCAGACAGGAGCGCCGTGAACGTCTCGATGATTCCGCGGATGAACGTGAGCGCCGACTCGATGATCGTCTGGATGCCCGGCCACACGTTCGCAACGACCGCCTGAATGACCGGCCACAGGAACTCCCACAGGCCACGGACCGTGTCGACGAAGCCTTGGAAGGCCGCGACCCACGCGATCAGGTACGCCTGGATGAACTCGCCGATCGCTTGGAACACCGGCTGGGCCCGCTCGAACAGCCACTGGAATCCCTCGACGATGCGCGGCAGCACGTTGTCACGGAAGTTCTGGAACGCAGCGATGAGCTGCGGAAGAATCTCGTCCTTGAAGTAGTTGAACGCTTGAACCAGCCGATCGCGCACGGCTGACACGACGCCGTTGACCCACTCTCGGAACCCCTCGTTCGTCTTGTAGAAGTAGACGAACGCTGCGACGAGCGCGGCGATCGCGGCGACGACGAGGCCGACGGGTGACGCGATGAAGCCGATCGCGGTGGCGAGCAGGCCGGCGACGTAGATGACCGGGCCGAGGGCTGCGACGACGACGCCGGCGATCACGATCACCTTCTGGATCGTCGGGTCCAGACCTTGGAACCGTGACGCCAGGTCGGAGATGAACTGAGCGGCCTTCGTGACGAACGGCAGCAGGACGGTGCCGAGGGTCGTCCCGGCGTCCTTCAGCGCTGCGATCATCGTCCGCTGGCTGTTCGTGGCACCCTCGGCGTTGCGGCCGTAGTCGCCCTGGACGATCGACGCCTGCTCGGTGATGAGCGCCAAGGTCGCCAGCTGCTTCTCCTGAGCGGTCAGCGTGCCGGTCGCCTCCTTGCCCGTCATCTCGAACAGCTTCTGTTTGAGGGCTGCGTCGTTGATGACGACGCCGTAGCGCTTCAACGGCTCGAACTCGCCCGTGAGGGCCGAGCCGAGCGCCTGGGCTGCCTCGTCGACCGAGCCGCCGAACGCCGACGCGAAGTCGCCGGCGAGCTGCACCAGATTCTGAGACGTGGTCGCGGCCGTCTCCTCGGACATTCCGCCGATCTGACGGAGACGGATGCCCATCTGGTTCGCCCACTCGATGGCGTCGCCGCTCGACAGGCCGAACGCCTGCGCCGAGTTCGACGCCCACGCGTCCATCTGCCCGGACATCGACCCGAAGACCTGCTGGCTCATGGCCTGCGCGTCTTCGAGTTCGCCCGCCCACTTCACGCCGAGTCCCAAGGCCCCGACGATCGGCAGTGTCAGGCCGAGCGTCATCGTCTGGCCGACGTCGCGCAGCTTGCCGCCGATCGCCTCCATCCTCGACGAGAAGCCGCCCAGCTGGCCTTCGGCCTGGCCGAGTGCGCTGCGCAACCCCTGCGCGTCGCCGGTGATGGTGACCCGAACCTCGTTGCGTGCCATGCAGGCTCACTCCTTGGGCGACACCATGAACGTCGCCCCGACCGGCGGGGTCTTCGACAGACGTGACAGGAACTCGTTGAGCTCGCCGTAGGTCAGGTCGTCGACGTCGCAGGGGCGCAGACCGAACCAGTGGGCGAGTTCAGGCAGGTGCCGCCTCAGCCGGCGGCGATGGCTTCCGGGCGGTCAACCTCGACCTCGACGTCCTCGTCGTCGTCGACGATGACCTCGATCTCGGACGCCAGACCCATGTGGTCGGCGACCTCGTCGAACGTGACCTGATCGCCCTGCGATCGACGCGACAGGAAGACGAGTGCAGCGATGTGGAACCCGGCCGGCGCTTCGGTCACCTCGTTGATGACCTTGAGGAGGCGCAGACCGCCCGACTGGTTGTACAGCTCCAGCTCCATGTTCGCCGAGATGTCCGCCAGGTTGAACGGGTATCGCACCCCGTCGACCATGAACGTCATCGACACGTCGGCGGCGTTCTTCGCCTTGTACTCGCGTGGTGGCATCGGTTGTCCCTTCTGTGGTGTCGACCCGTGGGACGGGTCGCGTTCAGTCCCAGTCGAGACCGAGAGATTCGGCAGCCGTGCGCATCTCGTCGATGAACGCCTCGATGATGTCCTGCCTGCCGGACGCGATGACCTCGGCGATCACGTACGGACCCGTGCCGGACTCAAGGTCCCAGTCGTTGCCGACCCAGTCGGGGAACTGCTTGTAGCGCTGCGCACCCATGAACGCCCCGATGCCGAACGGCACCGAGCCCAGGTTGCGGATCGCCAGCACGGCCTCTTTCTGCGTGCCCTTGCCCAGCAGGGCGCGTGCAGCCTTGACCTGCTGGGCGGTGCCCCGACCTCGTGACCGTCCCTCAACGAGCTTCGCGACGTTCTTGTGGGCGACCCGAATGGCCTTGCCGGCGCCTTCGACCCCCATGCGGCGCATCGCCGCACGCAGTTCCTTCTCGCCGTGGACCTCAATGTGGCCCGTGCCCACCGGTCAGGGCGTCGTGTCGGCCGACGTGTACCTGAAGCTGATCGGCTCGTTGGAGCCGTCGTCGAGGACCATGCCCTCGATCGACTGGGTCAGCATCTCGGTGCCGCCGACGTTCACGGCAGCGTTCGTGATGTCGACCTCCTCCAGCGTGATGACGACGCCGGGGAACGTGCCGGTCGTGATCGCCGTCGGAGCGTTGCAGGTGAACACCACGGTCGCCCGGCTGTTCGCAGCGGTCTCGGCGACGAAGCGGTTGTACTGCGTCAGGCTGTCGAAGTCAGCGTCGAAGCTGACGGTGATCTCCGGGAAGTCCGATCGGGGCGCCTTCGAGCGGCGAGTGTTGGCCCTCAGGTGGTGGCGGTCGGTCTGGAGGTTGTTGTTGCACGACAGCGTGAACGACGAGATCGGCACGCTGGTGCCCTCCACCGTGATCGACGCACCGGCCCAGCTCAACGGCTCGACGGACGTCGGGTACGAAGCCGACGCGAGCGCCGTGCCGGTGGTGCCGTCCTCGGCGACGACTTCAGCGCTGAACTTCAGCACCTCGTCGACGGAGCAGGACAGCTCCCAGCTGTTCACCTGGCAGCCCTCCCACGTGAACGCCTGGTCGGTGCCGGCGCACGGGGCGAACGGCCGGTTGACCTGCATCGTGAAGCTCTGCGGGCACTCGTCGGGGTCGATCGTCCCGACGTGCGCGTACGCGCCGCCGGTCGGACCGGTCGTGGTGACCGCACCGAGCGCGCGCTTGAGCCAGATGCCGAAGCCCTTCGACTGGACTGGAACCTCGATCGACCCGGCGTAGCCGAGGATGCCGGGCACGTACTCGTCGGTGCGGTGCGTCCGCTTGTTGGCGCGCAGGGCCGGGGTGCGGGTGCGGAACGTCTCGGGCTGGATGTTCTCGGACATGAACGGCACGAACCGGTCGACCGTGACGGCGGTGCCGTAGGTGGTCTCGTCCTTGGTGCCGAGCTGCGACTCGATGGGCATCGTCAGTCCTCCTGGGACTTGGTGGTCTTGGTGGCGGCCTTCCAGTTGTCGGGCTGTTCGAGCAGCCCTCCAGCGAGCTGGTCGCCGACCTCGACGGCGGCGCCCTGCTTCACTTCGACCCACTTGCGGGGTGCGACCTCGATCTCGACTGCGTCATGCGGGCCGATGTAGGTGAGCTTCTTCACGTCACTCCTCAGGTGATGCGGACCAGGATGTCGACATTCACGCGCATGGCGGACCCGACACCCTCGGGGTTCCACCAGCGGTTCGGGCCGTCGACCCGACCGACGACTGCGTGAACGACCCCGTCCAGTCCGTCAGCGCCGACACGCGCCTCCAGCCTCGGCCGGTCGGCGACGGCGTCACGGACCAGCTCGGCGAGCTGCTGACAGCGCTCGTCTGCGACGGCGAAGTCGGGTGCGCCGGCGTCCCAGGCGATGCACAGCACCTCGACGGAGAACTCGTCGTCGTAGTGCTTTCGACCCGCCGTCAGGTGCGGCACCTGCAGCTGGCCGCTGACGTCGCCGATCACGACGAGCTTCTCCTGCTGAGGATCGCGTGGTGGGCCGACCAGCACGGTCACGTCGCGATCGGAGTTCACGTCGTCGATGACTGCCCGGAGGCGGTCGAGAGCTTCGACCCGCTGGAAGCCCGTCGCCATCACGCGAACCCGAGGCGGGCGTAGCCGTAGGCGTGGATCGCTGCGTCGAGCGCGAGCTGCCCGGTGAATCGACCAGCGCCGAAGTCGGCGGTCGAGAACCTGACGGTGAGCCCGTCGGCGGTCTGTTCCCAGAGCCGATCCGACGGAGCCTGGGCGCCGCGTGCCAGCACCTCGGAACGAATCGCCTTGCGGACCTGGCGGACGAGCTGCGCCGGCGGGCGGTCGTAGCCGTGGGTGAGCGTCACTGCGACCGGATCGGCCCACGTGTAGGCCAGCCCCGACTTGCGGTGCAGGACGTCACCGTCGAGCAGCTCGAAGTCGGCGACCGTCTGAGCGACACCGTCGATCGACACTGCGTTCACCGACCGCACCCGGTTGTGGCGCAGCACCAGCGTGGTCGAGCCGTCCCCGGTGTGGGACTCGGCACCGAACCGTGGCACGAACGCCACGTTCGCCGCTTCCTCGACGTAGCCCTCGACTTCGTCTCGAACCTCGGCTAGCAGCGTGTCGGGGTAGCGGCTGGAGTCGTTGAGCTGCGGCTCGTCGCGCAGGGCCCCGAGGGTCACGTAGTGGGAGCCGACGACCTCGACGGCGAACGTCTGGTGCGTCGCGAGTGAGTTGACGGTGGCCGACACCTTGACGAGCAGGTCGTCGAGGCTGTTCGTGTGGTCGGCTGCCGTGAACGTCACCTTGACCCGGTTTCCGACCACGGCGGTCGCAGGGGCAGGGCTGATCGCCGCACCGGTCGACGCTCGGGTGGCTGTGGCCGACACCGACGAGGGCGTTGCGTCGAACGGGTCGGTGACGACGACTGTTGCGGCTCCCTGCTGGACTCTCACGGGAACCTCCTCACACCAGCTCGGGCTTGCGCCACCAGAAGATCGACAGGACGGCGGCGACAGGCCACCAGGCGGACGGAATGACGTTCGTGGCTGCCAGCGCCATCACCGGGCCGGCGGCGTTCGCGAGCAGTCGCACGGTGTCCGTGGCGACCAGCAGCTGGCCGTGGGCGATCGCGAGCGTGGCAACCACCTGCGGGGTCGGTGCGATCAGCGCAGCGAGCGTCGCACCCCACGGCATCACCAACAGCCACGCGTCACGCCAGCGTCCAGCTCGATGCTCGAACGCTGTGGCGACCGGGTGGTCGTGAACCCGCTTCAACGCCGGCAGCGCAGTGATCGGGTCGATGTCGGAGCTGCGGACCAGCGCCACGATGACGCTCGGGATCAGCGCCAGAAGCGCCCACGGATTCCACGCCCACAGGGCGATCCAGATGGGCGCCTGCTCACGGATGAGGACGGCCACGACGGCCACGGCGACACCGACGACAGGCAGGTCGTGAGCGAAGCAGCCAGCGGCCCACAGCGACACCGCCAGGCACGGCAGGTCGACACCAACCGGCCGAGCGACCGGCGGGCCGAGGACGCCCGGTAGAGCCAGCAGCAGGACAGCAACGAACGCCGCCTGCGTCCACGACGCTCCCATGCCGACGGCCCACCAGGTCGCCCCAGTGGCAGCCAGCGGCCACGACGTGAACCAGACCAGCCACCAGCGCCGCACGTCGTCGCGACACAGCCACGGGAGCAGTATCCGCAGGTGGAACGGTCGCGCCACCGGTTCGCCGGCACCGGCGAGGAGGTAGCGGCGAGCGTCAGGCCCGAGCCGCAGCGCGCCGTTCAGCACGGTTCCTTGCCTCTGGCTGGAGTGTCACGTGACCGGAGTCGGCGTCGTCGAGCTGCGCAGCGATCTTCGCGACGACCATCATCTGGTCGAAGATGCGTTCGTCGACCCACAGCTGCTTCAGGTGGTTCGTCTTCAGCGACGTGTCGACATGGATCGGGTACCCCGCAGCGGTGGCCCTGACGCAGAAGGAGATGTCCTCTCCCAAGCGCTTGCCGTCCGAACCGCGCAACCGGTCGAACCACAGCCCCTGCGTGTCGGCCTCTGCGGCGATGGCTTCGACGACCGACCGATGGACGAGCAGCGAACCGGTGCCGGTGCCGGCCAACTGCAGCAGCTGGTCACGGTCCCACTCGGCCTTGCCGGTGAAGCGCTTGTGTCCGTCGTCGTGTTCGATCCAGTCGAAGATCGTCGGACGTGGCACGCAGTAGAAGCCGCCGAGCCCGTCGAGCGCCGACTCCTTCCAGGCGAAGCACAACGCACCGACGATCGGTCGCTCGACCGGGTCGGCTGCGGCCAGCAGCTTCTCCAGATGGTCGGCCTCGAACCCCATGTCGGTGTCCTGCCACCACATCCACTCGACGCTGTCGGGCAGCTTGAGGAAGTCGGCCGTGATCTCGTTCCGGGCTTCGTCGATGCCGCCCGAACCCGAGCGCATCATCAGCCACGGGCCGATGCGCTGGCCGTGCTCGAAGTCGTACGCGAGCAGGCGCATCATCGACAGGTGGAAGTTGTGCCCGACCTCGTTGCCGTGCGGGTAGCACAGCGCGACGTCACCCACGCTTCGTCGTCCGCTTCTCGCCAGGCGCACGCGACGCCGACTCGACGACGTGACCACGTACGATCGGTGGCTCGTCGACGAACAGGTCCGGGTTGGCCTTCACGAACGGGTCGGTGGCGTGCCACGCGTCGCCGCGATTGAGCACGACCTTGTCGCCCTGCCACGACGTGACGGCCGTCGTGACCGCGTAGCGGTACTTCATGGATTGGTCCCTTCTGTGACTGTCAGTTGCTGTGACCTGGGGTCGGGCGTGCCGAGACAACGCCCGACCCCTCGATCACTGGTGAGCCTCAGGCTCAGGTCTGCTGGAGCAGACGGAACGCCGTGTCGTCGACGCTGTCCGAGCCGACCCGCTTGTAGGCGAACCAGCCCCGCTGGCCGGTGGGCCGGGAGTTGGTGGCGCCGAACAGGTGCGGGATGAGCTCGACGGTGAGCCCGACGCGATCCACGACGTAGAACCGGCTGAAGTCACCGACGACCAGCACGTTCTGCGCAGCGGTCGCCCCGGTGAAGTCCGGGAAGTACGACGAGATGACGACCGGCCGGCCCTTGAGGGTCTCGACCTGACCCGTCAGGTCGACGGTCGAGTCCGCCCCGTAGGAGGAGCCGAACGCCGAGATGTCGTTCGCCACGTCGGCGGACATCACCCAGGTCGCGTTCGCCTTCGCCCGGTCGGGCAGCGCCGACCACACCTTGCGGACGTCGGTCGCCGAGAACGAGCCGTCGGTGGTGAGAGCCACCTCGACGTTCGTGTTGGCGTCGAGCGCCGTCAGGATGCCGAACGGCTGGCCGGAACCGGTGCCGGTCGCGAACGCCGACGACTCCAGCTCGTCGAGGCCGGCGGCGAGCAGCGCCGCCATCTCGTTCGCGAAGCCCGGGTAGTCGGCCCCGATCTCGATCGAGTAGGGGATGAAGCCGCGGGCCATGTGGGTCGCGACGCTCGGCTGGGCGAGGGTCGGGGCGTCGTCGGACACCTCGGCTGCCTCGCTGTCGAACGACCAGGACACACCGGCGCTGGACACGCCCTTCCACTCGTCGGTCGTGATCGTCCGCACCGTGGCGATCTGACGGAACGGGTTGAGCGTCTGCTGCCCGGTCAGGATCACGGTGGGGTCGATGAGCACGGGCACGCCGAAGCCACCGGCGGTGTCGGTGCCGATGCTGGCGGCGCGGAACTCGTCCCATGCCTGCAGCGCGCGGCCCTCCTCCGGGGTGAACACCGGGGTGGTGCTCGTCACGGCCTTCTGCCACGCCGAGCGGTAGTGCTCGGACTCGGTGAGGATCAGCCGGCGGGCGAGGTTGTCGCCGCGGCAGTCCGCGGTGTGCGACCGCAGCAGGCCCTCGACCTTGTCGAGCTGCTCCGGGGCGAGCCCCAGCTCGTCCTTGCGCTCCAGCGTCGCGAGCGCGATGGACCGGGCCTCGGCGGGCTTCAGGGTCGCGACGTCACGCTCGACGCTGTCGGCGTCCTCGGTGCGACGCATGTGGTGGACGGTCTGCGGGACGACCGCAGCGGCCTGCTGGCGGGCGGCGAGGGCTTCGAGTTCGCCGACGCGCTCCTGCACGGCGTCGATCTCGTTGTCCAGCTCGTCGACCTTGGACCGGGCAGCGGCGAACGCCACGTCCTCGTCGGCGGTCAGGGCGGAACGCTCCTCGGCCACGGCGGCCTCGGTGACGGACTCCATCTCGGCGATGGCGGCGTCGCGCTCCTCGGTGAGGGATGCGAGCTTGGCTCGCAGGATCTCCAGGTACTTCACGGTCGTCTCCTCTTGGTGAGGTCGGAAAGGGCCTGCGCGGTGAGCGTCGTGGCCCTCGGGATGGTTGGGGTGACCGTCACGTCGGGGCCGTCGGCCGCTGCGCTGCTGGTCGGTTGGTTCTGCGCTGGGCCGTCGGCCGCTGGCAGGGAAGCGATGACACGCTCGGCGACGTCGATGCCGACACGCTCGGTGAACCGGGCGACGAACATCGGGTCGTTCAGGGCGTCGAGGAACTCGTCGGTGCGCGACCGCAGACCTGCGGTCGCCGACGCGTAGGCCGGGAACGTGACCGGGCCGAACTCGAACAGTTCGAGCCGGGTGATCGACCGCTCCTCCAGCCGTTCCGGGTTGTGTGTCGTCGACCTCGACGGTGTCGACCACTGCTCGTCGACGACACGGAACCGGAACGACGCACCGAGCTGGCCGGCCTGCAGGGCTGGGAGCAGCTCGTTGACGTAGCCGGTGTCGAACAGGCTCACCTCGTACGCTGCGCCTCGCTCGTCCTCACGGAGTGCAAGCACCTGGCCGAGCGGCTTGTTGCCGATCTGCGGGTCGCGGCCGTGGTCGTACAGCACCCGGATGGTGTCGCCCTTCGCGTCGAACGTGTCGGCGAACGCGCCGGGCATGATCCGCTCCAGGAACCGGCCTTCGTAGGTGGAGTCGATCTCGGTCCAGTCGTTGAACACTGCGAAGTGGCCGAACATGGTGCGACCATCGGCGTCCTCGCCGATCGAGGCGGCGCGGTCCCACGCAGCGGCGCGGAGCAGGTTGTCGGTGGGGTGGGTCATGTCGAACCTCACGTCGTCGGAGCAACCACGTCGGGCGAGTCGTCGTCGGACGGGTCGGGTGCGTCGCTGTGCAGGCCGGGCTCGTCGTAGCGGGGATTGTCGAACGGCGCTTCGTCTTCGAGCGCACGAACCTCGTTGACGGTGCGCCAGCCGTTGGTGAGCGCGACCTGGTGGGCGGCGTAGCGGGTGGTCGTGTCGGCGCGCAGCAGGGCGTCGCGGTTGAACTTGACGAGCTGCGGACCCGGCAGCAGCGCCCCGAGCGCCTTCTCGATGCGGACCAGGATGCGGTCGAGGCTGTGCTTCAGGTACTGCAGGTCAGACTGCGACACGTTCTGGTAGGTGATCGACTCGCCAGACATCGCAGCGAACACCATCGCCGGCGGCACCATGAAGCGACGTGCGATCTGCACGGCAGCCATGCGCTTCGA